CGAGGTGGCTTTCCTCAAGGGGAAGAAGATCCCCTCCTGCGCCAACTGCAACGGCAAGGCGAGGGTGTGCTGGCCTGGCCGCGAGTCGCAGCTGGTACAGCTCCAGTGCCGGCACTGCGGGCCACGTGGAGCCATCTTCGACATCAGCGCGCCGGTCCAGTGTGGCCGCTGTGGTACCGCCCCGACTGGTCTGTTCCCGCGGGGCGCACAGATCCAGTGCTGCAGCTGCGGGGCATCCTCAGCCGTGTTCGTTGGTCCGGATCCCGCCGGCGCTCTTGCCGCGGCGCTGGATGCCTGGTGTCGACGTGCGCCGGTGCTTGCTACGGCGGGCGACGACAGTGCAGGCAAGCGGCGCCGGGGCGCAGCTCCGGATGGATTCGACGACGAGGGCAAGGGCGACGTCCTGGAGCTGCTGTCGCGACTGCTGGTCGGCGGGAGCTACCGCATGCCAGTTGAGGGGCGCAGCACATTGGCGCCGCTGGGGAGCAGCGACATCGCCGGCGCGGTCGGCTACATGCGCAACCCACTCGAGAAGCACACCGCCCTCGCGGTGGCGACGCGCATGGGCCCAGCGGCGATCGCTAGGCTATCCCTTGCTGCCTACCGGCAGGTGGCCAAGGACGTGCGCGCAATGCGCCCGCGGCCGCTGGATCTCGGAAAGCCGGCCGATCGGTGGCGCCTTCGCCTGGTGATCTATGACGCAGCCCATGAACTGGTTTGGCCAGAACGGCGGCAGCCGTTCGCCGGCTTGGCCAAGTCCGCGAAGATGCGCAAGGGCAACTACATCAAGGCGCACAAGTGTGCCAGTGCAGTCCTGCATGAAGCGCTTCACGGTGGCAGGAAGGGGTTTCGGAAGGCGCTGTGGTTCGGTCAGCCCTTGCGTGACCGCGCGGAAGAGTGCGATGCAGCGGGCCGGCATCCCTAGCAGTTAATGCTTCAACGTAAGCGCATCAGAGGCCGCAATCTGCAGCGTAATTAGCAACCCCGAAAGCGCGCCTGTGGTGGTGATCAGTTCATTCTCGTGTGCCTTGATCCTAGACTCTGTCTCAGCAATTCGCGTCTCAAGGAGCTCGACCTCATTGCTTATCCGATCATGTGGCAATGCTGACATGAAACCGAGAGCGTCCCACTGAGTGCGGAGCAGAGCCCTGGCCTCACTTTGCTTCGGTGTCGCGCATGCAGCGCCTCACTTAGCCCATAGGCAGCGGTACGCACCGGCTTCCCGAAAAGATACCCAGCCTCTTTCGCCAGCCCTGGTAGTGCCGCCAGCTCTGCATCGGTGAGATTGTCGAGATACGTTTTGTCGGCGCATGCCTGCAGTGATTTCATCAGAGCCAAACGACGATCAAAGAGGTCTGCCTTGAGCTTGTTGCGCGCCGTGCGCCACTGCTGCCATGCCACATACGCAACCATCGCGGCCAGCGCCAGCTGCCCCGCTGCAGTGACCAACTTGATCTGTAGATCTGTCAAGCCTAGTACGGTCTCAACCATTGCAACACCCTCCCTGTATTGGCCGGGATTATCACATTTGTTAAGGTTTGTTAGGGCCATCTCGGCCGGGAAAAGGAGCAGCAGTGACGGGACAGTTTTTTGACTTGAGCGGGAACATTGTGACGGCCGAAGAGGCGCTTCGAGCCGCTGCGAGCTTCATCGAAACAGATCTCGATTCGAAGGCTGGAATCACCAAGGGTCGTGTGGCCTGGGAATACGTTCTGAGGCTGAATGCTGGTGGTGGGGCGCAGTTTGATCTGCGCGTGAAAATCTGGCCCTCAAAGATCTCTACAAATAGGTACCGCATGGCTCGTAGCGTCCATGCCAAGGCACCTAACATGCAGCATCCATACCCTGGTAATGACGGAGCGAACACGATCCTTGATGCGCTGCTCGCAGCTGTCCATGACACGATGTACCCAATCAATCAGGGCAAAGAAGAAGGATTCACGTTCGACGCCAGCTGGCTCTATCAACAGCCTTCGTACGCCTACACGCCGGACTTCGGAGACTGACTAGCAGCAGGCAAGCCGTTCACATAGCTGACCTCACTTGTTCCTCATGAGGAAGATTTCTTCCTCATGAGGAACCGCAGTTGCCTCGGGAACCGAAAGTAGGTTTGAATTCCTACAGTGGGCGTTCTTATGGGCGCCTCAGTTCAAAGGCCGTTGGTTGACCAGGACGTGGGAGTCCGCTGGTTGATCAGCGGCCTTCTTGTTTGCGGGGTAGAGCAGTCCGGCAGCTCGCGTGGCTCATAACCACGAGGTCGGTGGTTCGAATCCACCTCCCGCTACCAAACGGCCGGTAGTCATGGCCACCACTCAAGCCAGCACATAGGCCGTCGTGAGACGCGCCGCTGGTGTCCGCGCGACCTTGCAACCGCGGTAGTGGTGGGCATGCCGGCCTCCTTTCATTGGGGGAACCGCGGTGAGCATCAAAGAGCAGATCACAACGGACCTGGCGGTCGCAGGTTCGAAGATCGGGGCGGCCGTGAGCGTCACCGCTGCGACCTACTCGCCGGGCTACACCCTGAGCGACTGGGCGCTGATCGGCACGATCATCTTCACCATCGTCCAGACGTTCACCGTCATGGTGAAGAACTGGGGTGACTGGTCGGCCTGGTGGACCGCTCGCATGGGCAACGCCAGGCGACTCTGGGCGTGGATCCGCCGCCGTGGCTGACGCCAAGCTCAGCACCAAGCAACGCGTCGGCTTCGCCGCCGCGCCGCTGGCGCTGATCGGTGCCCTGGTCGCCGCCCTGGGCACGAACGACTCGGCTCATGAAGGGCGGCGCTACACCCCGTACTACGACTCGGCCGGCATCCTGACTGTCTGCGCCGGCATCACCGGCCCGGCGGTGGTGAAGGGCAAGCGCTACACCGACGAGGAGTGCACCAGGCTGGAAACGGCCTACGTGCAGACCATGCTGCGCCACATGGGGCAGTGCGTCCGCGGTGAGTTCGAGTTCCACGAGATCAAGGCCTGGGGCCACTTCGCCTACAACATCGGCACGCCGGCATTCTGCGCCAGCACCGCGGCGAAGCGGCTCAATGCTGGCGAGCGCCAGCCCGCTTGCTCCGAAATGTGGAAGTGGCGGCTCGTCAGGATCGACGGGGTGAGGCGCGACTGCGCGTTGCCGCAGTGGCGTTCGAAGTGCGGCGGCATCATCGATCGTCGGCAGTGGGAAATGGTCACCTGCCAAGGCCGCTTGCAGTGATCACCAGGGCGGCCGTCTCTGCCTGGTGGGCAGCCTGGAAGTGGGTTGCCATCCTGGCCGGCCTGCTGACCCTGTCGCTCTGGCTCAACGTCAGGCAGTACGGCGATCGCCGTGAGGCTGCAGCTGCATCACGGGCGGCAACTCTCGCGGACACGCTTGAGGTGACGGCAGGAATCGCACGCCAAGCCCAGTCCGACAGTAGCCAGCTGCTGCAGCGCCTGGAGGCGATCGCCGTGCGCGGGGAGCGGACCAGGACCATCTACCGAGCAGCTGCTGCAGCGCAGCCGCTGCCAGCCAATTGCGCCCCGGGTCAGGCCCGGGTCGACGCCATCAACCAGGCCCTCGGGCCGACCAGCAGGACGGCGAAGTGACCCAGAAAGCCTCGATCGGACGGATCGTCCACTACGCCCTGAGCGATACCGACGCGACCCGCATCAATGCACGCAGGACCGATGGCCCGTCCATCCAGGAGCGGCTGCTGGAAGACGCCTGGCCCGTCGGCGCCCAGGCACACATCGGCAGCAAGGTCGCCGCTGGCGACGTGCTGCCGGCCATGATCGTTGCGGTACAGCCGAACGGCCAGATCAACGCCCAAGTGTTCCTGGACGGCAACGACGTGCTGTGGGTCACCAGCCGGGACGAGGCCAGCGAGGAATCCGGCAGCCACCCGGGTCGCTGGCATTGGCCGCAGCGCTGACACCATGCAGCTGCGCCAGGCTCTCCCGATCGCGGCACTGATGCTGCTGGCCGGCTGCACGCAGCACCTGCAGCGTGTGCCGGCGCAGTGCGACGCGATGTGCTTCCGCCCGTGCGTCGATGCCGGCGGAGACACCGGCGTGCGTGTGACGGCCGATCCTGCTGCCGCGGACGCCTGGGACAACATCGGCGGGGACGTGGTCGGCCAGTTGGCCGACAAGCTCCGCACCTGCGACGTGCGACGTAAGGCCTGCGAACAGTGCCTGCGCCGGCTCGACGCCAAGAACGTAATCCAGCTTTGAGCGCCATCCCGGCGCCATAGGAGAGCAGCATGTCGAACCAGCAAGCCGGTACAAGTCCACTGGCGGACCCGCAGACCCCGATCGAATCCGCCGTGAAGGACCTGGCGCGAACTCAGCAGGAGCTGCATATCGCCGTCGAGCAGCTGGCACTTCGCCTCGCACCGGTGCTGGTCGCAAGCAAAGCGGATGCCGCACCGTCCACGGGCCGTGCACTCGGTGTCTCGCCGTTGCTCGAAGACCTGTTCCAGCGGCGCGACTCTGCGGCAGCCACCCTGGACATCATCACCGAGCTGCATGCTCAGCTGACTCTGTGAGCCGGACACCCGCCAGCTTCAGCCTCACGGTCGTGCGCGGTGCGACCTGGGAGGACGACTTCACCTACACCAATCCGGATGGGAGGCCGTTCGACCTGACCGGCTACCAGGC